TAACCAAGTAAATTAATAACTATGAGTAAGAAGATTGATAAAAGAAGTAAAGCCTACAGAGAGAGCGTTAAGGCTCAAGAACCTCAAGGACTAGGAGACACAGTTGAAAAGGTCTTAGAGGCTACGGGAATAGCAAAGGTTGCTAAGTTCATAATGGGTGATGACTGCGGGTGTGACGAGAGAAGAGAATCTCTAAACAAAGCGTTCCCATATTACAAACCTCTATGTCTCGAAGAGAATGAGTACGAAGTCTTAAAGACTTACTTCGACAAGGGTACGTCTAGAGTAACGTATCAGGAGCAACTAGATATGATTAAGGTTTACAATAGGGTATTCAAACAAAAGACGCCTAGAGCGACAAGTGATTGTGCATCGTGTGTTCGTGAGATGGTATCTAACTTGAGAAAACTATACGATGAGTATAAGTAAATGATGAATAAAGAACGGTGGACTGCACCAAACCCTGAAGGGGTAAGCCATAAGGATGTGTTACAAGTGGTTTGCGCTTGGGCATTAATACAAAGTGTGTGTATAGGTGGTTATCTATTTATTTTACATTGCACCTAACAGTTAATTAAAGGGGTTCGAAAGAGTCCCTTTTTCTATGTAGTAATACTTAGTGATTGAAATAAAATGAAAATAATTCAATAAAAAACTTGCAGATGTAAATAAAGTCCGTATCTTTGAGGTGTAGCAACGAAGCAACAAACAAAAACACACAAAATGAAAGCAACTTTAAAATTTCAAACAAACGAACAAGCAAACAACTTCGCGTTAGCATACAGTAGAAATACACTAGATGGTCACATAGTCACAGATAAAGAGGTCGCAGTATTTAATATAGACGAAGAGAAAAAAGAATTTATAGACTCATACATAAAGAGTTTAAACAACTAAGAACTAAGAGGGGGCGAGAGTCTCCTTTTTTTATGCCTAACAGTTTCAAGGGTTTTAAGTTATTCTAATATATAGATTATTTTAGATTATGGATAAGCGAAAAGGAAACGGTAACAAGGGACACTCTACAAAGAGCCTAGGAGTTGATAAGAGAAAGAATCAGTATCGAGATGCCCTAGAGCAAGCGAACACCGTAGAAGATGTCGTAGAGGTGCTTAAAATGGTTAAGACTAAAGCGATAGAGAAACAAGACATTCAAGCGGGTAAGTTATTCCTAGAGTATTACTTAGGTAAGCCCGAGACACAGATAGACATCAAGTCATCTGAGGGAGTTAGCATAGACTTTAAAGACCTAATAAAGTCAGTAGGTGGTAAGTGATGTTAAGATAAACGAGAAGTATCTAAAGTTCGATAATGACTCTAGGTACTTTGTCGTAACAGGTGGCAGAGGTTCGGGTAAATCATACTCAGTCAATATGCTATTGGTCCTACTCACATACGAGGTAGGGCACACTATCTTGTTCACACGTTACACAATGGCATCTGCTCACATATCTATCATACCTGAGTTCATAGAAAAGTTGGAGGTGCTGGGAGTGCACGAACATTTCCACGTCACTAAAGATGAGATAACAAACCTACAGACAGGTAGCAAGATTATCTTCAAGGGGCTCAAGACCTCATCAGGTGACCAAACTGCAAACCTCAAATCATTGCAAGGTGTTACTACGTGGGTATTAGACGAGGCAGAAGAGTTAGTAAGCGAAGATGTATTCGATAAGATAGACCTATCAATTAGAGCAAAGGGAATAGACAACAGGGTTATCTTGATACTGAACCCTACGACTAAGGAGCATTTTATCTATAGCAGATTCTTTGAGTCTAGAGGTGTAGAGGCAGGTAGTAATACAGTCAAGAAAGACACGACCTACATACACACCACTTACTTAGATAACAAGACTAACCTATCAGACAGTTACCTTGCTCAAGTGGAGGGAATCAAGGAGCGTAGACCTGAGAAATACAAGCATCAAATACTAGGAGGGTGGCTTAATAAGGCAGAGGGTGTTATCTTCTCTAATTGGACTCTAGGTAAGTTTAGGGAAGTAAGCCCGTCTGTATTCGGTCAAGATTACGGGTTCAGTAATGACCCTACAACTTTGGTAGAGACGTCTATAGACCGTTCTAAGAAGGTTATCTATCTAAAGCAACACTTATACCACCAAGCCCTTACAACTTCGCAGATAGCGTCTCTAAATGAAAGACACGCTCAAGGGTCTGTTATTGTAGGTGATGGTGCAGAGCCTAGGCTAATTAACGAGTTAAACGCATTGGGCAATAATGTCGTTACTGCTATTAAAGGTCCTGATTCAATCGTGTATGGTATAAGTCTATTACAAGATTACGACCTAGTGATTGACGAGGATAGTTTAGACCTAGTCAAAGAGTTAAATAACTACAGTTGGTTAGAGCGCAAATCAAAGACTCCTACAGATAATTATAACCACCTTATAGATGCAGTCAGATACGCAGTAAGTTATCAACTAAGCAATCCTAATAGAGGTAAATATTCAATCATATGATAGAGCATATAACCATAGAAGAAATGAAAGCAGTAGTAGAGGATTATATCCTTGAGACTAAAGGTAAGCGAGTGAACCTATTGATGAACCCTAGAAACCCTAGGCGTTCTTTTAAGTTTCTCTCAGAGGCTTACAGTCTAGCACTTTACTATAACAGATACTACGAAATTAAGTAATATACTTATGGAGACCAAGATAAATGTACCTACCTCATTAGACGGTATAAAGTTAAGCGAGTATCAAGACCTTATCAAGACTCAATCAATGAGTAATGACGAGGAGTTTATAGCACAGAAAATGATAAGCCTATTCTGTGGCATACCTTTGAACGAGGTTGTGAAGATTAAACTGTCATCAGTTAACGAACTTATAGAACACTTCTCTAAACTGTTTAGTACTAAGCCTGACCTACAGGAGGTTATTGTCTTAGATGGCGTTAAATACGGTTTCATTCCAAGCCTAGAAGATATATCCTACGGTGAGTACATAGACCTAGAGAACTCCCTACAAGATTGGTCACAATATCACAGGGCTTTAAGTGTCTTGTACCGACCTATAACAAGTCAAGTGAAGCATATGTATACGATAGAGGATTACGAACCATCAGAAGCAAGGGAAACGGTGTTTAAGAATGCCCCTGTATCGGTTGCAATATCTGCAACGGTTTTTTTTTATCGTTTAGGGATAGAGTTATCAAAGATTACCCTAGCCTCTTCGGAGATGGAGGTGAGGAGAATGAGAGGGACTTCTCAAGTAAAGGACAATTCGCTAAAAAGTGGGGGTTCTACTCTAGTATCTATGCAATTGCACAGGGAAAACTTGGAGACTTTGACGAGGTCACAAGTATGGGACTTTTTAAATGTCTCACCTATCTCACATTCGAAAAGGAAAAGAAAGAAATAGAACAACAGGAACTAAACAAATTAAGAAAATGATGTACTTAGATATTGTAAACAAGATTAAGACCCACTTCGATAGTGACCCTATCGTGACTACCTGCACAACGGGAGATATCACAAAGGTAGACTTAGCGAAACAAACACTGTTTCCTTTAGCGCACATTATTGTTAATAGTGCTAACCTAGAAGAGAACATCATTAGGTATAGTGTGAGTATTATATGTATGGATGTGGTAGACTTTTCTAAGTCTGAGACTGTTGATAACTTCGAGGGTAACGACAACGAGTTATATGTACTTAATACTCAGATGCAAGTGATTACTAGACTGTATGAAATACTACGTAGGGGAGACCTACACACAGAGGGGTTTCAAGTAGATGGTACACCAAGTGCCGAGCCATTCACAGATAGGTTTGAAAACGTTGTAGCGGGTTTCACGTTGAGCCTAGACGTTATAGTGCCTAACGAGATGAGTACCTGTTAATGAAAGAGCAAAGATTCATAGAGACGCAAAAATACCTAGAACAGATTAAGGATAAGATAATCTCTGAGTCCCAACGCAATCTAAAGGCGAGGGGTCAGAACGTTTCTAAGGTCTTAACTAATAGCATAAAGGGGAACATCAAAGAGAACAAGCGAAGCATAGAGATTAACTTCGATATGAAGCGTTACGGAGTCTTTCAGGATAGAGGGGTGCAAGGTAAAGAAAGTGGTAAGTCATTTTCTAACTTTAGATACACAAATAAGAAACCCCCTATGAGTGTATTCTTACCGTGGATAAAGAAGCGAGGGTTAAAAGGCAGAGATAAGAAAACAGGTAGATTCACAACGCATAAAAGCCTAGCGTTTGCAATTGCTAATAGTATATACAAAAAGGGTATTAAGCCCACGTTGTTTTTCACTAAGCCATTCGAGAAGTATTCCCGTAAAATACCTAGAGAGATTATTGACAAGTACGAAATAGACTTCGGTAAGTTATTTAAACAGATAGAGAAAACAAATCTAAACGAAAAGAAATGAGCAGTATATTTAGTAGGTCTCCTTACATAATTAAGATAAATGAAACAGGGCAAGTATCTAGCAAGGTAGAGTTGTATATATGGACTAGCGGTCCGCAACCTAGTGACCCTCAATACACATTGAGTAAGAAGATACCCTCGTCAGATAGAACGTCAACGCTCTACGATGTCTCGCCATACATCAGAGAGTACTATAGTTTCGATTCATTCACAGGATTAACCAACGTATATAATGAGACTACACCTACGGGTCATTATGTTAACGTTAGAATAGTACGGTTATTCACAAATAGTACGGGAGAACAAGGGATAGATAGTACAATATACAAGGCTTTTAACGGGTACGGACTGTATGAAGATGGCTCTAACCCTGACAAGGGTAATGTATTGCTAGCAGAAGACACATACACCTACAAAAAACTAGGAGGCTCTGACATTATAGCACAACAACAGAATCACGCAGGCATAATAACAGTTCGAACGGGTACATCTGACGTTATGAGATACACAGATTTAGTGACAGGTGCAACGTTTACCCAAGCCTTGAGTGATAATTCAATGATTAACCTAGACAGATGCTACATTTTACACAGAGAAAGAGGTAATAAAGTCGAGTTATTAACAGGAGGTACTACAGTTTCTTGGACTGCGTACTTCAGACCGATAGAAGAGTGCAAATACACGCCTGTCTATATAGATTATATTAATGCATTTGGTGCTTGGTCTAGAATATTTATGTACAAAACATCTAAAACTAGCATAAAAACCACATCGAAAGACTTCAAGTTGATGAATGAACCCCTCAATTATGACGTTTTAAGAGGTTCTAAGGCACTCTTTCAAGTAAATGGGACTGAGACATTAAAGGTTAACTCAGGATTCGTTAGAGAGAGTTTCTTTAATCAGTTAAAAGAGTTGATGTTATCAGATAGGGTGTTAGTAAATAACAGACCCGCTAGTATAAAGACATCTTCGCTAGATATGCAAACAGGATTAAATGACAACACAATGTCTTACGGTCTAGATATAGAGTTTAACAATGACATAATCAACGCCTAATGAAGAACGTTCAAGTATATATAAGTGGTCAACGTCTTGAGTTATTTAGTGACGAGAAAATAAGCGTTAAGAGTACCCAACAAAATATAAGCGACATCAGTAAGGTGATGACAGATTTTTCGCAAAGTTTTAACATTCCCGCAAGCCCACACAACAACGCTATAATGCAACACTTCTATGAGTCAGATGTAGACAGTACTATTGACCATAACATCAGAAGAAATGCAGTTATAGAGATTGAGCATTCAGAATTTAGAAAGGGGAAGATTTCTTTAGAGGGCTCTAAAATTGTAAACGGGCAAGCAGATTCATATAATATAACTTTTTACGGTGAAAACGTATCTATAAAAGATAAATTCGGTGACGAGAAACTGTCTGATATTACAGAACTCAATGCCTATACCTATGACTACACAGGTGCGAATGTAAAAGCATCTGTATCTAGTGACGCAACAGATGACACTATAAGATTCCCATTGATTACACCTAGACAACTTACTTATGAGGGTGGAGGGTCATTAGATATCAACCCCGTTACGGGTTCGGGTGCTATTCATTACGATGAGTTAAGCCCTGCGATAAAGATTAAGGCTATTCTAAGTGCGATACAAGCACGATACGGTATAACTCTTAACGGAACGTTTCTAGATGATGAGAGAGTGTCTAAGGCTTTCTTATTGTGTAAGAACTCGAATGACTTTCAATTCTATACAAGCACACAGGATTTAGATTTAGACGCTTTGTCTGTTGATGCTACTAACGAGAGTCCCTTGCCTGCATCTACTTACTTTGACTTATTAACAGATACCCTTACTTATGGCTATGTAGAGTTTGATGACGTATTCCCTAACTACCCCTCAGATGTGGTTAAAATATTCGGCTCTCACGTTGTAGATGTGCGAGTGAATACAACAAGCAATACGACTTGGTTTGTTGATGTTTTTGATAATGGAGTTTTTATTAATACTGCATCAGGTACAGGCACCGTTAATAGGAGGTTATTATCAAATAGCAATAGTCTAGGTCTTAACAGGAACCTAACTTTTAAGGCTAGGGCTAACAATGTAGATAATATTTCTATAGTTATAGACTACTACCAAACAGGTACGGGTGTAGTTTCAACCTCTACAGGTGTTACGCATTCTCTAAAAAATGAATACTTCGCTAACGTTGACATAACGCTAGATAGTAACTTTGATATGCTCTCTTATTTGCCCGATATGAAAGTTTTAGATTTCTTCAAGGGTTTCTTAGAGATGTTTAACCTAACCTGTTACGGAACTGATACAGATGTGTACACTGTTGAACCTATCAATGATTGGTATTTGAAAGGTGCAATTGTAGACATTACAGAACACGTCTTAACCGATACAATTAGTGTTGATAAAGTATCACTATACAAGCAGATTGATTTTGAATATCAAGAGGCTCAGAGCCTTACAAATATTGCTTTCAAATCTGTATTTGGTAGAGGTTACGGTGACGCATCTAGTACATTTAATTACGATGATAGCGGTGAGTTTAAAGTGTCCTTACCATTTGAAAATATAATGTTCAACAAGTTTTTATCTACAGATTTACAGGTAGGTTTTACTGTTGACGCATCAGGTAACAAGTATACACCTAAGCCTACTATCTTGTATATGAATGGTACTAAGACCGCAGACTATGGGTTTAACGATGGTACGCATCACAATCTTACAGAGTACGTTGTATTCGGTCAAGACCTTAACTCTAATTCTGTTGATTACTCTCTTAACTTTGGAGCAGATAATAGCACCATTACAGGCGAGCCCGTGCAGTATGGTTTGTATGCTACCTACTACCACGAATACTTGAGCAATCTATACAATCTTAAGAATCGAAGAACCAAGTTGAAAGCAGTATTGCCTACGTCTTTAATAACAGGCTTAGAACTAAATGACAGGCTTATAATTCAAGGCAAACGATACTTAATTAATGAGATGTCAACTAATATCACATCGGGAGAAGTAACCTTTGACCTATTACACGACTTCAAAGATACATTAAACGAGAGCACAGGAGGCTCGGGTACAATTAACCCCGCACCCGTTGACCCGTTATTCCCTGATAATACCGCACAATGTTTAGACGTTAGAATACTACTCCCTCACGGTGTTGCCTCTGCTACAGTTTCAGACTATATAGGTAATATAGTAAGTATAACACCTACTACCTTAACTGAAGATGGTTTTATAACTGTTTGCCTACCATCTAACGAGGGTGCAACGGGTGTTATTATAACTGAAGATGGACTATTTAACATATCAACAGAAGATGACTCAGATGACTTACTACAAGAAGAATCTGTAGAGGTTGGTAGCGTTATGTACATTCTTCAAATTACTTACACGTATACCAATGGAACAAGCGCAAGCGCATTGCAATACACAATACAAGAACCGTGATTAAACAGATAATAGAACTACTAGGAACCGGTGAATTTATCAACGGTAATAGAGATATTCAAATAGCAAAGGGAATTAACAAAGTACCTACAAATTTCAAAGAGATTATAATACAAGTTAAACGAAGTAAAGCCGTAAAAAGATGAGTACAAAAACCGCAGAGTTTAAGATAAAAGTAGATACAAACTACAAGACCGCAGAGGGTGACGCTAAGAAATTCAACGCAGAGGCGAACAAGACTAACGAGGCTAACAAAGACCTAAAGACATCTACTAAAGGAGCGTCTAATAGTTTCTTGAGTCTTAATAACGTTATGAAAGGCTTCGCTATTGGTGCGGTCTTAGGTGGTGTTAAATTACTATCGGGTGCGTTCACATCTCTAGTAACTACGTTCTCAGGCTTTAGTAAGGAGTTAAGCGGCCTACAAGCGGTATCAGGTGCGTCTTCAGGTGATATGAAAGAGTTATCTGACCAAGCAAAGGCGTTGGGAAGTTCCACGCAATTTACGGCAAAAGAAGTAGTTTCCTTGCAAACTGAACTTGCAAAATTGGGCTTCACGACAAAGGAGATAACCGAAGCAACGGGTGCGACACTAGATTTAGCGTCATCTCTAGACGTTGGTTTAGGAGAAGCGGCAAGCCTTGCGGGGTCTACGTTACGGGCGTTTGGTTTAGATGCGTCAGAGACAGGAAAAATAGTTGACGTGATGGCTAAAAGTTCTGCGTCTTCTGCTTTAGACTTTGAATCTTTAAAGGAATCATTGAAACTTGTAGCACCTACTGCTAGAGCAATGAATGTAAGCGTTGAAGAAAGTACTGCTCTACTCGCAGTATTAGCAGATAATGGACTTAAAGGCTCTATTGCAGGAACGGGGCTATCTAAAACGTTTATCAAACTTAACGAGGCGGGTATACCATTATCAAACGCACTAGATAAGGTTAAGAACAGTTCTAACCAACTTAATACTGCAATTGACCTAGTAGGTATAGTAGGTGCTAAATCTCTTCTTACATTGGCTAATAA